AACTCCTGTCCGTTTTGCTCCCTGACGATTTGCCGCGTAAGGCGAGCAAGGTCGTCTACGTTGGAAGCCGAAACAGCTCCTGCGGTAGAGTTATTGTCAGTCCACGTACCTGCAACCAAGCCGATATCTCTCCAGCTTCCGTACCGCGCGAGAACCGCGTTCTCGATGTATTCTCCCAATCGGGCGCCAGCTCTTGAGTAGATTTGCTCCTCCGTAGTCCACGGGGACTGCAAAAGGTCAGCAAAGTCAAAGTAGGTCGTAACATGACGGCCTGTTGAAATTGCAAGAGTCTCTGCGGTCTGTGCTACATCGGTTGGATTGAACGATGTGCCTCTGGTAAGAGCGGCTGCGGCTGCCCAGCCTCCAGTGGTGGAAATATAGCTCGAAGAAATAACTCCCGTGTTGGTCATCTCTACATTGCACATTTCCCTCCAGTTTTGGGGTTCATCAAGCCGTCTCTGCATTACCCGCTCGAAAAGAGTCTCTACTGTTATAGTGTTCCTTCTTGTTACTCCCTTTCGGGGGGTTGGTCATTTCTGCCAACCTCTGCGATTTCTTTTGTTATAGTCGCAGAGCAGAGTACCGCATCGCCAAATAATTTTTGAATGGCGTCTCCTCGCTTACTCGTTTACGGTGGCTTTCGCCTTCCGCATTGTTGTCCGCTTCCGGAGTTCCAACTCAATCAGAGGAGATTTTACATGGCCTAATTTAAGCCATTTCTGTATTCTATTTAGTTTTCAATACCAGACAAATGGCTATTAACGACCTATTGGTCGTGGAAACTTAATTTTCCATGAGAAGCACCGGGTTCGTTCTTGCCGAGTTCTGCCACAATTTGTGGATAAAGCTCTTTGGGAGTTTCTTCGGGAAATATAGGTTTCCCGTCTGCTCCTTTTGTTGCTTTTGCTATCCAAAACTGTGGAGTGCTTTTCGCACCTGACTCGCCTGTACCTCCTTGAATATCAGAGGTGGCTTTTTGATTTGCTTTGGCAATTTTCAAGTCTTCAAGTTCTTTCTTGAAGATTGAATTGCCCACAATATCATCTGCCTCACGACCCGTGTCTTTCTTCCACTTGTTAAAAAGCTCCACTTCATCCACCTCGGTAATGCCTACTACTTGCAAGGCCATTTTATCGAGGCGTTCTAATAGTTTGTCGTCTGGTTTGGTTTCTGGTTGCACGTTTTTTAATTCAAGTTGAGCTTTTAATCCCGTAATCTCGGACTCATACTTATCTTTTTGGGATTTGCGTGAATCACGAGCGCGGCCAATTTTATTTTCCAGCTCTTTTGCGCGTGCTTCCCAGTCGGTTGTATCATTTGAGGGTTCAATATCCTCATCCAATACATCCTTTTCACTTTCATTAGGCATAGTAGTGAGAACTGCTTCCACTTCTGCTGAAGTGAGAACCGTTCAATTTAAGAATAATTGAGAACTTCCACTTTTTTTATGGAGAGTGAGAACTCCATTTATTTCCAGATTTCAACTATTTCCAAATTTCAACGCTGTAGTTGCCTGAAAACGTATCGTTAGTGTTAGTCAAGCCCTTCGCTCCCAGATTGAATCCACCAACCGTCGTACCAGTCGCTACCGCCACGAAATAATCGCTCGGACCCAATGTGATTCGCGTCTGGTTGGTGGAAGTGGCTGTATTGTCTCCACCGCTTCCGGCAATCACAAATCCCGTTGATGTCGAGATTCCTTGACGAACAAGATTAAGATAGTTATTGAAACCATCCGTAATCAAGTTCGTTGTTAATTGAGCGCTTGGGGTGGAAGATGTGCCGAATGAAAGCAATATCGAAGTGGTGCCATTAGTACCATAGACATTCACTAAGACGGCCGTAGATGTGGCGTTAAAGGGATTTTTAATGGATAAAACGGTTGTGGTCGCATCCGTAAATGCACCGCTGTAAAATGCCCTGCAAACGCCATTCATACACTCAATCGGATTAAATCTATCCGGGCCGGGGCTTGCGCCAAGCCGTTCTACAATCTTCTCTACCACCGCTGGCACAGGATACGAAACCCCAAGCCATCCGACAATAAGAACTAGCGCAACCAATCCGGCAATTTGTAAGTTTTTATTCATGTTACTTACGTTTTGATTGTTTGGGTTTTCGACCTTTGGTCTCCTTCTCCGCCTCCCTGACAGGAGATGCTTCCATCACCTCAATTTTATCTTTTAACGATGACCTTCTGAATTTTTTTAAGCTCATAAATTTTAATGGGTTGTTAAGACATTAACCGTTGAGGTTGTAATATCAACCCCGATTGTTCCCACAAATCCGCAACCATAAAGCCCACTATCATATACGACGGTGGTGGATGCGGCCTGCAGAGTGCCAATTGAACTACTAATTTGGCTAGTTGAGGTGGCAGTTGAAGTCGCTGACTCTCCACCGAATGAAAGGCGAATCGCCGTAGCCGCTGTTGAAACTACACGCGCCGCGCAATTAGGTTGCGCCGTTGTCAGCACTTGAACGTAATTCGGCCCAACAGCCAAAGTTGATGAAGTGGCATAACTCGCCGATAGTCCCGAAGGAGCCGAGCCATAGGTTGTCCGAAGCGTCGAAGCAACCCAAAAAGCAAGAACCCCGATTGCTAGGACTGCGATGATTTGCCATCTTAATTCTAAGTTTTTTATCATAGTTTTGTTTGGGTTAATTTAACAACGCGAATCGACCAAAGAATTTTTCCGCCGCTTGATTATATGCAATAGCTGCTTCGCGTTTATCTTTAAATGAACCTAAATACTTTCTTGTACCATTAACAACTATTCTCGCTACCCAACCATCGCCTCGCCGATATTGCTCAATCCCCTTGAATCCTGACTTATTATCCTGCCTTACTTTACGATTCCAAGAATTTTGCATTTGCGTACATATCCGTAAATTATTTTTTTGATTATTGAGCGTATTGCCATCTATATGATCCACTACCATCCCATCCAAAGCATTAGTTATCTGTCTATGCATGCGCACTGTTATCTGTCTACCATCACGTCTCTCTTTACGAACCGCATAATAGTACCCACGCGAGCCATCAAGAGCGGCATACCACCGATAATTTAATAGTTTGTCAAAATTATCATTATCCACTAATGCAAACTTATTTTGTGTTAGCGTTATTTTTTTCATATCAAATTCCCGACCCTCTCATCTACCGAATTATCGGGCTGGATGTTTTCTAAATCTTTGAAAGAATCTTTTATTACATCTAACGCGATTCTTTCCGCCGCTAACGCTTGGACATCGGGAGGAATAGTGCCTTTCATAGCCGTATTCATAAATAACTTCTTGAGGGCAAAAACTGCGGCCTTATCAAGTACCAACTTCTGCAGACGCAATTTTTCTTCGTTTGTTAATGGAAACATTTATATCCTATGAGTTCAGTAACTTTTTTCATTGCAATTCCTTTCATTGTCGGGCCTACTTCGGAAAATAACCTATGAGCATAAATACCGTTCAGGATTCTTTCTTTTGTCTGATCTCCTTTTTTGACGGTTAAAACGCACATTGCTTTTGCGCCATTGGGAATCTTTATTTTCCCCAGAGCTTCTTCAAGAGTGTCTCCTTCGGACTTGAATACTCTCCCTACTGATTTAAGGGTGAGTTCGTATGGAGCAACCTTTGTAGTTATTTGTTTTTTAGGCATAAAAAATAAAGACACAGCCCGTCTTTCGACATCGTGTGTCCTCTTGCGTGAATGAGGCCGTTCGCGCGGCTTTACGTGCTTAGAGGTATTGTCCTAAATATACTGCTTTACATTTTCCTGTCAAATCTGTGGATAACTGACACATCAGCTATAACACCATTTCGATCTTTATTAAATTCAATCTTTCCCCTCTGCTTGTCGAAAGCTCCTCGTTCCAATAAAAAAACAAAATTAGAATAGTGTTCTTGAAAAAACTTAAATCGCTCGCAATCTTGTTCGGACAACTCGATCTTCATTATCGCTTAATTTTGTTCTGGCAATTTAATTCCCATCAACTTTGCGCTCTGCCTATCGATCCACATAGTTTTATCGCCTTCTCTAATTGGAAACAATTCTTCTCTGACTTTTTGTGTTTTCACTTTTGGCCGCGCATCGAGCTTCGCACACAGTTCCTTATGCTCTTTTTCGCACGGCTCACAACGCTGATATTCTTCTTGGACAGTAGCGACGTTACAACGATAACACGAATAGCTCATTTAAGTTCTTCTTTTAATGATTGTATAAATTGCATGATAAGCTCAGAGCATTTAGCACAGAAGTTCCCCTCAAACGTCAGTTTCTGTGCCTCAAGTTTCTCATTTATTTTCGCAAGCATCACTCCAATAGTCGCTATGCCTTCACTAGGGTCAAATTCCTTTCCATCAACGTCACAAAAATAATGTGTAGTAATTATACAAGTTCCAGCTGATTTCGGTCATACGCCTTGTGGCATTTAACGCATAACCTTAGCCAGTCGGTTAGTTCTTTTTTATATTCTCGACTTTTGTTCGCCCAATGGATTTGATGACCACTAAGTCCGTCTCTTTCACAAAATTCGCATTGAGGAGATTTCCCCAAACTTTTATTTATCCAATTATGTAAATATCTATAATCGGTGTTTTTTCTGCTAATTCCACCTTTCCATGCAAAATGATTTTCTCCCCTCTTGTTTATCCCCAAGCACTTAATACATCTTTGGGCTTTATAACCTTTTAACTGAACAAAACAATCAATGCACTTTGGTTTTCCACCTTTCCAGTTGTACTTATTTCCTAAATGGATTAAACCTATTTTACGTTTGGTTTCTGCCGAGCGGTGCGTTCCTAGAGTAGTCCTAGCGTTATTCGTACTTATTTTCTTACGTCTCTCTATTTCCTCTTCAGATTTAGCCCACTCCTCACTTCCATAATATGAAGTAAAACAGGATTGACACCTCTTAGATTTATAACCTTTATCTTGAGTGCCACAATTTATACAAGATAATATCTTCATATTCCGTGTTTCCTATAAAACCCTGAATTACTTTTTGCTATTTCTTTGTCCTTTTCTTCTTCTGTGCCGTATGCCAATTTCTCGATATGCCTGCGATACAACGTATCTTTCTTAATTCTATCCATAAGTTTCCCAAACATCTCTCTTGTTTCATTATCGGGTTTGAATTCTGGGGGCTTATACTCAAATAGCTCTGGCTTTTCCCTCACCATGCGGTCAAAAAAATCTTTACCTTTTTGGAATCTATCCCCACAGTATTTACACGCCCACATACCAGTCATAGACTCATGGCGATGTCCTGTATCCAAGTATGTCATCAACTGTTTTTTGGCTTCGGTATTCATAATGGGTTTACATCTCTTTTCACGGGTTTTCGGCTATGCGGACAATCACCTGCTTCCAAGCATTCTGGGGGGATATACACATCCACCATATATTTCACACCGGATTTTTGTCTGGTATGCTCGGAAAGTTCAGGAGATGGCTTAACATTTCTTTCCTTTGAATTATTGGTAAACATGAGGAAATAAAATATCTTAATGCATCTAAGGCGTGATCGTTTGCCTTGATTGGTTTTTCATTTTCATCTTTCTCTTTTTTTTCGTCATCATAAGAATACATTTCTAATTCGGCAATAAGATTAACACATCGTT